TAAACCTTGTAATGCTTCTCTTCTAAGTCCTTCATACATACCTAAGCCATGATATCTTACAACATTAGCAGGTACGACAAGCTCTCCCTCACTAAGTAAAACGTGTTGGTCATCTCTTACTTCATCTGCAGTGGCTCCCGGAGGTGGGTCTGCAGGTGTGCCTTTAGAAGCTTCTTCGTAAGATGGTTGCATATCTATAACAACTGCTAAACCTTTTTTATCTTTTATCCCTCCCTTTTTCATAGGAGTTGGTTGTTGTTCTGGGGGAATCATCTCTGTAGGCATAGGCTGAAGAGGTTGTGGAACTAGGGGCATCATAGTCATAGGGGATACGCCACCTTGCTTTTTATCTTGCTCATATTTCTTAGAAACTAACTTTATAGCTTCATCTCTTGGGTCAGCAACTTTTGGTGCTGCACCTCTTTGTGGCACCTTTTGTGCAGGTTGATTTTTATTACCTGTAGGATTACTTTGTTTTTTAGTCATTGGTAAAATACCTAATCCCTGTTGTGCTTTTTTTGCCTTCTTTGCCATATTACATTCCCCCGTATTTATCTTTGGCTCTTTGTACAACTTCGTCACGTAAAGTTTGAAATCTTCTTATCTCTTTTATTGCACCTTGCGTTTTTGATATGTCATATATATTATCTTGTTGCTCTAGTAGTCTATGAAGCTCTTCTACTCTATGCTCCATGTATGAATTTAGTAAATCAATAGATTTTTTATCATTAACTAAAGGTAATAGTTTTATTGCTATTTCTCTTATCATTGACCCCCACCGAGAAGTTGTTGTAACTGAGCAGCAGCATCAGGTTCTTTTGGTCCTTGTGCAGGAGTCTGTGGAGCACTAAATCCTTGCTCTCCCGGAACTGGTGCTTGACCAACTCCTATATTAGCTCCTCCACCTCCAGATGGGTCATTAGGATTTATACCCTGTGCCTGTTCTTTTTGTGGTAGACCTCCTGCAGCTTTTAATATTTCTGCTTGTTTAAACGCCTCTCTTTCGTCATTAATTAATTTTTCAGAATCTAAATCCATAGCATGACCTAGTTCTCTTAGTATAACTGGTATCTTAAGATATGGTGCAACTGCAGCATTACTTGCCATTTGTAATAATTGTAATAACCTTTGGCTTCGTACTTCATTTTTCATTAAGCTTTCAGTGCCTCTTGCTTTTATTTCTAAGTCACCTCTAGCCTCTGGGTCAAAGTCAAACTGCATATTAAATGCAAACAAAGCTTCTCCTAATGGTTGCAATAAGTAATCGTCTAAGTTTTTAACAACACTTTTAATACTTAATTGTGCAGCTCCCATAAGCATACTAATACCTGCAGCAGTTCTTCCTGTGCCTGCTACTCCTGTTTGTCCATGTGAGTATGAGGGTATACCCGTTGCATCATCTGCTAACGCTCTTGCTTTATCAAACATCATCATGTTTTCAGAACTTACATTGGGATACTTTGTTCCAAACAATGCTTGTCCCGGAGCACCTCCTTGTCTTCTAAATACTTTACCGGGATACACTTGTAAATCTTGTCCCGGAACTAAATTTGTTTCATCTATTTCAAATACTAAATTACCTGAAAGAACAGCGTTATCTACAGCCATTCTCATAAAACCATTCATTAGTGTTTGAGTGTCCGACATATTTTCTGCTAAACCTACACCAAAGAAGCTGTAAGGATTTATTTCATAAGGTGCTGCACAGTATGGTATTCTTTTTGGTGTAAAAGGATTTACAGGTTTTGGATCTTCACTACCTATTGCATAATTAGTTCTCATCAAACCACCATTTGCTGATGGCAATCTAAATTGTTCTTGTATATCAAATATACCTGGTTTTAATGTTGAAAATAATTG